CGTTCTTGGTGATAAGATGTTCCATGCTATGTTGTATAAGATTGATGATCTGAAAGAAGAAATTCAACGTCTTCGTGAGTATGAGTGGTTGTATAAAGAGCTTTGTAATTAATTGGAGGATTCAAGTTGGCCTGTGTAGAACGAGTTAAACATGATGTAGAACATTGCACATCTGATAAAGGATTGCAGGTGTTCTATGATGACGGCAAGAATATTTTTACTGGGTATTGCTTTAGCTGTGCTGCTAAAGGGTTAGAGGCATACGTAGCCGATCCCTACAACGGTAAACAGCCTAAGCCACCTAAAACTAAATCGAAAGAAGAGATTTTTGAAGAGATTCAAGAGGTGCGTGCCCTTAAAACTCCAGACTTTGAATGGCGATCAATTCCCGCTGATTATTATCGTCGTGCTGGAGTTCGTGTTGCTTATAGTGAAGAGGATGGCCAGACCCCATTCAGCCTGAACTTCCCATACTCTTTGGGTGGTGAACTTCAGGGCTTTAAAACAATCATGTTGCACAAAAAAGCAATGTGGTCTATTGGTGGCATCAAGGGTTGTGACCTTTTCAATTGGGAGGTTGCCAAGAAGAAAGGCGTTCGTCGTCTTTACATTGTTGAGGGTGAGTTTGATGCTTTGGCTTTAGAATTTATGTTAGAGAGTCATGCTAAAGCTAAAAAGTCTCAATATGATAAGTTTGCTGTTGTAAGTTTGCCACACGGTGTTGGCAGTGCTGTAACAACTATTGGTCGTATGCGTAAAGACATTGAAGCAGTGTTTGATCAGGTGGTTTGCGTGTTTGATAACGATGAACCAGGGAAAAAAGCACTTAAAGATGTTCAGAAGATTATGCCTGACATTCTCACAGCTACTTACCCAACAAGTGCAAAGGACAGTAATGATGCTTTGATTCGTGGTGAGGGTATGATCTTTGCTGAATTCTGCATTTGGAAAAGTGCCAAGCCCGTAAGTGAAGGTGTTGTAAACGTATCTACTGTGCTTACACGAACTACTGAGCCACCAACCATGGGTTTGTCTTACCCTTGGGAAGAACTTACCACTATGGTGTTTGGCCAGCGCTTTGGAGAAGCTACATGCTTAGGGGCTGGTGTAGGCGTAGGTAAAACGCTGATTGCTCACGAAACACAAGCTTGGAACATTACAGAGCATAAAGAAAAAGTGTTTATGTGCTTGCTTGAGGAAGATAATGATCAAACTCTCTACAACGTAGCAGGCAAGATTGACTCTATTCCTTATCACTACCCTGATGTTGCACAACAAAATTGGGATCAGTTTCAGGAAACTGCACGCAGTCTTGAAGGCAGTTTGTTTCTTTGGGAGTCAGAAGGCAACACAGATGCACGATTTGATATTGAGGAAATTCTTAAGGCTGTGCGATACAATACAATGGAGTATGGTGTTCGTTTCCACGTAATTGACAACATCACTCGATTAGTTGACCATTTGACGGCAACAGAGGCTAACGAATTTATCAACAAGTGGTCTTCAGAGATTGCCAACCTAGCATCTGAGTTGAAGATTCACATTGATATGTTCAGTCACTTGAACCCTCCAAAAGGCAAGGATGTGCGTGATCATGAATCAGGCGGGGAGGTATTAGCTTCACAATTTACAGGCAGTCGTGGTATCATGCGATCCTTCCCAATTCTTATGGGCTTTGAACGCAATAAGATGGCAGAGGGGTCACGTAAGTCCAACAGCTACATTTCTTGTATCAAGAACCGTAAGTATGGTGGTGAAGGCAAGATTAAAACTCAGTATCAATCAAGTGGCCGTCTAATCAGTTATGAGTGGGACGGAGACTCACTGTAAACTAGGAGTAAAGAATGCAAGAGTATCTAAATAGGGATGAGATTGTCTTTGACTGTGAAACGGACGGCTTCAACGCAACCAAGATTCACGTAGTCAGCAGCAATAATGTAACGACAGGATCAGAGCGCTCTTTTATTAAGTATGAGCAAATGCGCACTTTTCTAGAGAATCCCGATTCCGTATTCATTGCTCATAACGTGGAATCTTTTGACAAGCCAACTCTTGAGCGCGTGTTGGGCATTAAGATCAATGCCACTATTATTGATACGCTCGGTTTGTCTTGGTATCTCTACCCAACACGACAGTTGCATGGTTTGGCAGCTTGGGGTGAAGAGTTTGGCGTACCAAAGCCAGAGGTTGAGGACTGGGATAACCAACCAATTGAAGTGTATGTCAACCGATGTGAGGAAGATGTTAAAATCAATACACAACTTTGGTTGAAGATTAAGAAAGACCTTCAAACTTTGTATGGCAAGGAAAACTTTTGGGTTGCTGTTGACTACATCTGCTTCAAGATGAAGTGTGCAGCATTGCAAGAGAAGTGTAAATGGAAGCTTGATGTACCTAAAGCGCAAGAGCTTGTTGTAGAGTTTGAGCGAAAGATTGAGGAAAGTAAAAACACACTACAGCAGGTAATGCCTAAAGTACCTGTGTACGTGAGCAAGAGTCGCCCAAAGAAGCCGTTTAAGAAAGACAAAAGCTTGTCCTCAACTGGCGAGTCTTGGAAAGCTTTGTGTGAAGAACATGGCTATGACTTTGATTATCAAGGGGAAATCAAATACATTAAAGGCTATGAGGAGCCTAACGGTGGCAGCCCTTTGCAAATTAAATCTTGGCTCTATAGCCTTGGCTGGAATCCACAGCTGTTTGCATACAAACGCAATAAAGAAACTGGTGATGTAAAAAAGATTGAGCAAATTAAGAATAAAGATACTGGTGATCTTTGCCCTGACATTGTTCGATTGATTGAGAAGACTCCAGAGCTTCAAGTGCTTGAAGATTTGTCTGTTCTAAGTCATCGAAAATCTGTAGTGCAAGGTTTCTTGGATGATGTTGATGAAAACGGATTTATTGCAGCACGAATTCAAGGCTTCACTAATACACTTAGATTTCGACATAAAGTTTTTCTAAACATCCCATCTTTACGGAAGCCTTATGGCAAAGAAATTCGTGGTTTGTTGATTGCACGCAACGAAGACATGGAGCTGATGGGTGCAGATTGCTCCTCTTTAGAGGATCGTACGGGCCAGCATTTCATGTGGAAATATGATCCTGACTATGTGCGAGATATGATGCAAGATGACTTTGACCCACATTGTGATATTGCTGCTGAAGCTGGGCTAATGACGGCTGATGAAGTTTCAGCTTACAAGCTTATGGACGCACAAGATGTAAAAGAAATTGATTATAACGGCAAGCATTACATTAAAAAGTCTTTGGCTTTGAAGAGGCATGCAGGGAAGAGCTGTAATTATGCCAGTAAGTATGGCGCAGGCGGGCCTACGATTGCACGAGCGGCAGGCGTAAGTGAGGCAACAGGCAATAAGCTGCATAAGGCATATTGGAGCCGTAATTGGTCACTCAAGAAGATTGCTGATGACTGTGTTGTAAAACAAGCACTGGGTGTTAAGTGGCTTTGGAATCCCATTGCCAACATGTGGTATTGGTTGAAAACAGATAAGGACAAGTTCAGCACCCTTAACCAAGGCACGGGCACATATTGCTTTGATATGTGGATCAAGGAAGTCCTAAAACGTCGCCAACAGCTTACGGGCCAAGCTCACGATGAAGGGGTTTGGGAGGTTAAGAAAGGGTATCGCGAGCAAGCAGCAAAACTCCTTAAGGATGCAATCCAAGAGGTTAACAAGAAACTTAAATTGAATAGGGATTTGGATGTCGGAGTACAGTTTGGCCCCTCTTATGGGGATATCCACTGATACAAAACAAAGGGTATTTTTCGTAAATGAAATCCCCGCTGAGAAAAGGAATTCCAGTGGTATTTATAAAATTGAGAATAAAGTTAATGGTAAAGTTTATGTAGGCAAGACTGTTAATTTTAGGAAAAGGTACGTATCTTACAAGGCCAGCTACTACAACCGAACAGAGAGGCAAATTAATTCTTATCTGATGAGGTCGATTGACAAATACAAACCCGAGAATTTTACTTTCTCTGTATTGGAGTTTTGTAGTCTCAATGACTTAGCTGATAAAGAATTGTCCTGGATGGTCGAATTGGAATCTACAAATCTTGAGAAAGGTTATAATCTCAGGATGGATTCCAGCACGGGCATGATTACTCACAACTCAACACGAGAAAAGATTTCCAATCGTTTGAAAAAGGAGTATGCTGACGGGACAAGGTCTGCTGAAGGGGTGGGAATTTTCTTTAGTAAAATGTGGGAAGACGAAGTCCTCAAAGAGCAGATGAGGCAA